GGAAAGTAGTTTGTTGGCCTGGATTAATAGGAAATTGAATATTGTTAAAAGCTGCTGTCCCAGATATATCCATAAGATATTCACGGTGACAAACAATATTTGTAGCGTGAGTAGTACTGAACTTAGGAATGTTATTACTACTTGCCAAAACATTATAGTTAGGTGAAGGCCCAACCATTGTGTAATCTCCTGAACCGAAAATGCTTCCGATTCCAGATCCGAGCCATCGACCAAGGCCCTTGAGCATTGGCATGTTGAACATTTGCCCAACTCTGTCGCCGATAATTTCACCGGCAGCTCTAAAGGGCTTTGGCTTCTTGGCCACTTGCATCTTTTGCATCTTCTTGGTGACATTCTTTACAGATTGTCTTTTCTTTGTTTTTGTTGTTGTCATTTGTATTGGATACCTCAATGACGGGAGGGACTATTCATCATGTTGAAACTGCTGATATGATAATACAACTTATTTTTGTGAAGGACGATGCCATGATTAACAGGGAAATTAACCTTTTTTATATACCGACAACAAATCGGTCCCCACTTTTCGTGGGATTTAAATATCTCGCAGAGGCGCCGTGTAGTCTCTTGGCATTCTGGTTAGCGCAAACAATTATGCTTTGGGCCATCACTCAACACAACCCAATATATGACCTTTGCTTATTTCCTTCCTCCATCGCGCTGGTCGGCGCACGCTTGGTTAGGGCTGGGACAATGGAGTTAACTCGCTTAAGTGGGGGGTCGTCACCCCGGATCGAACTTTTCCCATGGCTAACTACACCTTGGGTATTTTACTAGTCTTTTGATCTGCTGCACTGTACCACCCTATAACCAGTCAGTTCGGAGGGTGTGCCGTTCGGTTGATATAACACTTGTATTCAGAGTGACTTTCTTGTACACCTCTTCGAATGCCACTTGCATATCAGGGGATACACCAGTGGCTACATAGAAGGAATATCTAGTATATGAGGAAATCTTTTTGTACTTACGGTGCATATCCTTCGCCATCATCGACATTCCTGTCTCCTGCGTTGGATCGCCTCTAAGGGGTTTTGCACCCTTAGCCGAGACCGATAAACATTTATAGAACTCCTGCCAGATAGGGATGCCCCCTGTCAAGGACATCCCGCCCTCAGCTACTGCTGCGAGCCATTTACGTGCTACTTTATCATTATCTAGTGGTTTGATTGACACACAATCCTTTGCCAGAGCCTTGTTGATTGATCTTACCATAATGTAACCACCATCCACATAGATGGGGTTGCATTGGCAGAACTCTATCTGTTCAAAGTCATAGACTGGGGACTCAATTGTCATGTTGAATCCCATGTCAAGGAACCATGAACTTAATCCTTCCATGAAGTGTTCTAGTTCATATGCCTCCATCATTACCACACAGTCATCACCATCGTTTGCTAGTGCTCCCTTGATTCCTTTGAATTCTAGGTATGCATAAACCATGGACGACATTAAGGTACAGTTTCCCAGAGCGGTGTTCATGTCACCAGACATACGTCCACCGTATTTCTTGTACTTTAACTTGCCATCCGTGCAATACGCCACGCCGGTGTTGTTTATTTGCCACTTTAGCATTTTGTGGAATGCCTTGTCACGTGGGAAGTACAATTTATATATACCATGCTCCCAGCGCAATGCATCCTCGCTAACGTGCTGGTCAAACCGACTTGCATCTAGCCCTACAGCCACTGGCTGAGCGAATGATTCCCAATGATCACGTAAATGTTTCCCTCGTTGTTCGGAATTCAATCCTTTAAAAATTGTCTTCCGCCCGAAGAGTTCGTTAATCTTCCTGTATAAATTTTTCTCTATCCTTTTTATATAAGGACCTATAGACACATGATACCGTGGATTCCGAGGGTTGATACCACGGGGTACTGCGTTTGGTTTTGCTGTGAAGTCGGTTTTTTCCACCTTAATAAAATAGCGGAGTATTGCGTCTTTCCAGGTAAGAGACTTTACTAACAAACTGTCCATTGCGTCAGTATACACTGCTCTTCTGCGGCCTTCATACGACCCTAGAAATTGCTCTCTAGTTAATGGGGCGGCATATTGAATAGTTTTCCTGAGGTAACTTTCTACAGTTTTAAGTCTCTGATTGAATATGTACCGTTTTGGCTTTGGTGGTTCGACAAAACCACCCTTACCATCTGAAACATAAAACAACCGTTCCTTGACAGCACGTTCACACGTGTCTATAGTGTGCGAATAAACAGAAAACTCTTGAGAGGTTGAGAGCCCCCCAAGTAAGTAAATATATTTCTGTTTATTGGGCATCCCAGTCCTCACTACCACCAAATCGCGATGGTCTGGAGCAAGCGATCGCTTGCTGACCTTCACTGGTAGCTGGACTAGGCACCCCTATTCGCTTGCGGGTCTTCTCATCCTCCTCACATCGCCCATAAAGGCTTGTAAGAAGGATGAGGATGACCACCAATCCGTGGATCCATCCAACACCCGCTGTGTATATTGTGGACTCACTTCTAACTGATCTGCTAAGATTTCATGGGTCGTCTTAACAAAGGATAACTTTACAGCGTAAGGCATGATCATAGCTAGATCACAGTTACGCATGTTCATTTCCTTTGCTTTATCCCTGATGAATTTGGAAATCACCAGTACATTAGCTTCAGTGTACTTGGGGTCACAGAATTGGATTCTCGCTTTCCTGGCCATGACTCCTGCCATCCGAGGTATCCTACACTTACGATTCTTATCAGAATGCAAGAGCTCCACTGCTTCTGAATCAGTGAAATCGGTGATCTCGTCCAATTGATCATAGCTATCTAAGGAATTAATGTGCATCGTTCCATCACTGATAACCATACCATTGGAAAAGTGTTTGTATATTTGTTTTGCCCATCGTGCCAGTAACCAACTGGCGGACATACCTACAATTGAATATAATATTTTTATCTCGGGTTTAATTATCATATTCTGTTGTACTTATAATGAAAGCGTGCCGCAACCACACCACTTTCGCAGGTGACGCTAGGTCAACGACCAACGGTCCTTATTACTTGCACATAGGTAATAATACTAGCCCTGGACAAAGGGTCCAACACAATGTTGTGCTGGATTTCCTGTTCCATCATCTAAGGTGAAGTATCCCCGAAGATGATGGTATCGGCTCACTCATATTTGATGCCGATGCTAGCTTGCATCTCGCCAATTTAGTAGGTGACACTGTCATAGTGCA